TTAACAAATTAACGGGACTTTTTCTTTTTCTTCTTTTTCTTACTATCGTGATATGGCATAAATACCTCACTCAAATTCTGCTGACCAATGGTGCCGACAATTAAACCCGCCACCAACTACAAACGGACTACCTTCACGCTTACCTTTCCAAGAGCCTTCCCACGCCTTCCTAATTTCATCTAGCGTTAGCGTGCGGTTAACATACTTATCGCAATGATCCCGCGTAACTTCATCATCAGGGCCAATATATACAAACCTCTCTGCGCCAGCCTCTAGCGCCATATTCGCATTTATTGCTCTGTCGAAATCCATTAGCCCGTCGTGTACGGCTTGCCGAGCATAACGCGCAAGGTCTGACTGTACACTACTCTGCACAATGCTAACAGCATCCGCAAAGGTTTGCCCCGTTAGCGTAGCCTCGTATATCTGCTTGTTTACGGCTTCTAAAAATTCATCGCCTAACGCCGAATAACCGTTATACGTTATTTGCTGAAGCTGTCTTAATACGCCTTGATCTAAATTAACAAATTCCGAAAATGTGCCCAGTAGTGCCTGCGCTTCTTCCGCAACCTCTGCATACTCTGATACAAACGAATCAACCACAGCAAGATAACGCGCATCTATTGCCTGCCTAATTTGTGTACGGGCTTGCACTGCCCACTCTAAATCAAACAACTGCCCATCACGCAATGGGGCATCGCGCAACAGTGCCACAATGTCTAGCTCTAACGCCTGTAAAGCCTGTAGCAGTCGGCGCTGGTGGCCTTCGGCTAAAGCAATGACATCATCAAGCCTGTCCGTCTGTGCCGACATTCTGCGCTTCTACAGCATCCAATAAAGTATCGCCACCGGCTACATTTTCCAGCCCGATCTTCTGCCGCACTTCGTTTGGCGTAACCAATCCGCTATCAATGTGGTATTTGTAGATCTGCGTTGTCTTATCAAAGTCGCCTACCGCCGTAGTCTGTTCGTCAATCTCAGCATGCGCTTGCGCTAACACTTCGTCATCAAGCACAAGGTCTGCCACTTTCTTATCAATCTCCCGCAGTAACGTCACGGATTTAACGCCAGACGCTCTAGCCTGCTGCAAGAATCGCAACTCAGATTCGTAATCTCGCAGATCGAACGAATCAGGGTAGCTAATCATCACCTCATGGGTAGTGTGGTTTTGCCAGTTACAGTAAAAGCCCCACAACTGCTCTTCAGCCAACTCTAAAATGTCGGCCTTCTCACTGAGCTTTGCGTTTAACATTTGAAATTCTGTTTGCAATGCTATGCCAGACTGCTTCACAGCTTCTGTACCGCGCACTGCGCCCATGTGAGCCATTCTATTGATGCACTCAATTTTGTCTTGTATGGACGCTCTGATAGCGTCTAGGTTGCCGCCAGAGGGTTGCATTTGATACGGCGTCAGCCCTGAGTCTAGGTCATCACTAACATTGATTATTGCGCCTGCCCCTGCGCTTGCGTCTGTGTCAAACGTCTTTACCAGCGTCGGGTGATTGCTAATGCGAATTAGTTGTTCAATTTCGCTTAATTCTTGGTAGATGGCTTTCTGCATATACGCGATATCACAAATGTCGCTGATGCCAATGCCTCTAACAATTGAGCGGTTAGCAGGCAAGTACACTGCCGGTATTTTGCCAATCGGGTTATCAATCTGATCGATCACCTGATGCTCTGCGCCGTCGTATCTTATGAGCTTAATTTCATCTGGCGTCCACTCTCTAAAGTGCGTGACCGTATGCGTGCCGTCAATTCGGTTTACAGACTCTCGGATCTTTAAGTACACAAGCTGATGCCTGCCTGATGCCTGCCGCTCCCACTTCCAATCATAAACATTTTCGGGCGTTATCAGCGTGACATACGGCCTGATCTCTTGCTCAAGCTCCTCTGCCCTTGTGCCAGCTTGTGAGCGCGGTTTGTCCATTAACAACCAGACATGCCCATAGACGCTAGACCAAATCTGCGCCTCCCGCATGAATGAATTAAAGCTCTGCCCGTCTAGGTTTGCGTCTCTAAGAAACTGCTCAAGCTCTGGCGAGCCTTCCATGCCAGCAAAGTTTCGGGTTGGCAATATGCGCCACAAAAACGACGAATAAATATGTATGACGTTCTTGCAGTGGTTGTCTAGCGGAGTTAGGCCAATACGTCGATCATACGCCTTTGTATCCTCATTAAGATACTTTGACAGATACGAGCCGTCTTGGTAATCCTGCCCGCCCATGTAACTGCGCAGATAAAACTCCCAGCGATCTACGTTATTCTCAAAGTCTGGGTGCTGATATTCAATGTCTACATTAATCATGTCCACCTCTGCGGAGGCTGTGCCGCGTGAGATTTTTTAATGGGGAATAAGTAATCAACAGCATATCCAAGCGCATCGTTCATGTGGTCAAACCCATCCTTTTCGGGCTGGCTTGTGCCTTCCTTGTAAACATGACGCTCTAATGACTCAATTACCTTTTTGCATTTAGGGTTAACGAACAGATGCCGTTTGCCGTCTTGCGACTTAAGCCGTGAATTAACAGCATTTATTCTGTCCCTTATAGCAGTATGCGCGTTCCTAACTTTTACGTTAAAACCGGCATTTTGCAAAATAGATAGATCAGTCCTGCCTCCTGCGCTGGTCTTGCGCTGGCGACAAGCTGGATCAGGGTATATTGTAACACTACTGTTTTTGTAACGCTCTTTGATCTCAGCAACCATTTCGTCAGTGTTACTGCCAAACATTACTATCTCATCTACAACGTAGAGCGTGTCGGCCTTTCTTACCATTACGACTGCTGACATAGGATCTAAGTTGAAATCCATTCCGATATGCAAAGGCTCACTAGCCTGTTGATAATTCTGCATTGACTCTTTGCGCTCAAATGCGTAATAAATGATTCCTGCATAGTTAACAAATTGCGCCTGATATTCTTGGTCAAACGTGCGCTGATCTAAATCATTACGGGCCGCTGTTATTTCTTCCGCTGGGACATGCCCGCCTTCTAAGGTTGTAAATTGAAATGACGCCCAACCATCGTCATCTAGCCCCTTCCCCCAAAGCTCATAGAAATGGTTGCGGCCTTTTGGCGTGCCGATAAATAGCGCCGATCCTTGCCTGTCGGATAGTGATGGCCTGATAACTTCATACCACGCCTCTTTGCGCATATCAGCAAACTCATCAAGCACGCAGAAATCTAGCGCCCTACCTCTGAGGTTGTCTGGCTTCTCTGCCCCCTTTAAGCTAATAACACTACCGTTAAGCAATCTGAGAGTGAGTGAGCTTTCGTTAGTTTTCTGTATGTATTCTTGCGGGATGCCTTTAATAAGCATTTCCCATGCGATTTCTTTTGCGGCTTTATACGTTGGCGCTACATACCAAACATTTTTGTCATTGCCAGCTAATGCCGCATTTAATATCTCTGCCGTGGATAAAAATGTCTTACCGAAACGTCTGCCAGCCACGCATACACGAAACCGCTCACTAGCTTTAAATATAACAGTTTGTGGTTTAGTCAGTATCATCAGGCGTCAGCTGTATAACAACTGGTGGCAACTCCTGCGCCTCTGGCACAGCCTCTCTCCAACCTGCCTGTGTCTTTAAGTAAAAGATTTGCGCTGTCGTGTTACCGTCTGTAGCACTTTGCAGTAACGATTGGCTTACCCGCCCTATTGCTTTTGCCCTTCCTTTTTTATATGCGGCAGAAACTTCCTCATCACGTTGCATTATTGCCCGAAATGTACGCGTAGGTATTCCAAGGTAGTCGCATATCTGATCTTGATTCAGGACTGCGGCTAAGGTTTCTACCTGCGCCATTTGCTCTGGCGTCAGCTCAGTGCGCGGTCTGCCCCCCTTACTCATTAAATGCCTCGCCAGTATCAGCGTGTACGGCTTTCTTGCCTGTATAGTCCTGCCAGCGCTTAATGATTACGTCGCAGTATTTAGGGTCAAGCTCCATTATATATGCGTCAATGCCATGCTTTTCCGCCGCAATCAGTGTTGACCCAGAGCCACCGAAAAAATCTGCAATCGTTCGCGTGCTCAAATTGAAACGCTTAATTATCCACTCCATTAAAGAAACAGGTTTCTGCGTGGGATGCACCCTATTAGTTTTTTCGCTTGCCTGCGTAAATTGTCGCACGACACTGCGGAAGTTAGCCCATGCCAGTTCGCAATCTGTTTGGTCGCTTTGCCCGTTGTTTTTATCCCATACGAGCCAGCACTCGCTGTCGGGTAAAGCACTGCAGTAATAATTTGCACCCCACCAAATTTGCTTGGCATTTGGGTATAGCGAATAAATGAGCGTGAATGCGTCTTTAGCTACTGTTGCATCATCATCACCCAAAATGTCGCCATCATAGTTTTTCGACAACACGGCTGACTTGCTTACTGCATTCATGCCATAGGGAGGGTCAGTGTGTATCAAGTCGATGTAATCACCCTGCGTCAGCTTTTCAATGTCATCAGGGTCAGTCGCACTGCCACACATAAGCCGATGATTGCCCAGTATCCAAACATCACCCTCTACCGTTCTAGGCTTCTCTGGTGCTTCTGGTACTGCATCCTCGTCGGTCAGCCCCTCTACCTGCTCAGGCTCTAGCAGATGCTCTAGCTCATTAGAGTCGAAGCCAATTAAATCCAAATCAAACTCTAGCTCTTGCAGGCGTTTAAGCTCCACCATCAGAACGTCGGTATCCCAGCCAGCATTTAAAGCCAGCTTATTGTCTGCTATGACATACGCTTTTTTTTGCGCTGGCGATAAGCCCTGCAAAACAATACAAGGAACCTCTGCAAGGCCGAGTGCTTTTGCCGCTAAAAGACGGCCATGGCCTGCAATTAGCGTTTGTTCATCATCAACCAAAAGCGGATTAGTAAAGCCAAATTGTTTAATGCTTGCCGCAATTTGTAGCACTTGGCTTTCGCTATGTGTGCGGCTATTCATTGCGTATGGGATAAGACTTTCAGTCTGCCTGTATTCTACTTTCAGTCCATCAGTGGCGCGTAAATCGGCAGTGCCCATAAAACTCCCCTTGTATACCCGTCTTGAATAATGCCAGTGCGTATATTTTCATAGCCAATAGGGTACGTTTCTACCGTCCCATCATCAAAGGCGACTAAATACGTGCCCTCATCCTTAGGCATAACAGCGATGTCATGCCATTCGATAACCACGGCCTGTTTTATGCACGCCATGGTTTTGTAACCCATTTTTTGCGCCAATTAGGGTTTTCATAGAGCGCCCATTGTTCGCCTGCTTCTTGCCTGCTTTTCACGATCCATAGCTTTTCTGTTTGCACTCCGAAGACCACAGCCGCTCTTGCTTCACGATATGTTAAGTCAAGATGTTGCGCTATATCTGAAACTGTAAATTTAATGAGACCCAACGATAATAGACGATCAAGGTTTTGTGGTGCTTTGGCCCGCACTGTCCTCATGCTGTACTCCAAAATTCACTGGCTGATATTTTTCCATACTTACAAAAAAAGCCCGCAACTGTAAAAGCTCGCGGGCCATCGCTATTTGCTTGTTAGGCGTTAGCGCTTTCCAGTGGTATTTACCGCTGACGAATTTCTCCAGCATATCTTGACTGACCTTCGCAGTCTCGTTGCTCATAGTTTGGATGCCCTCGCGTGCCTTGATGCCTTATCCAGCTGTCTACCATAGCGCAGTAATGAACATGCTCGCGCTCTGCTTCGTCGTAGTCACCTACGCCAGCCACGCCAAAGCCAACTAGCAAAATGGTTATACCGATAATTTCTTTCATTGTCTAGACTCCTCCCCATTCTATAACTTCGATTTTTATGTCCCCGTATACCTTACTGCATTGGTCAATGCTCATTTCTATAGCCCTGCTATTGCGGCGGCAGATCAGCTTTTCCTGCGGCTTTTTATCAGAAGCACGCGCCCAACGGACGCGCACTTTGAAAGGGCATGAGGCTTCTGCAGTTTTTATCAGCATGACGCGGCTTCCGCTTGCTTGAATACGCTAGCAGACTTGAGCGTTTTTTCTAGCCTTAGACGTTGGTGCATCATTGCCTGCGTAGGGTTTTTATACTGTTTTTCTTGATGCGAAACATAATGAGTCAGCACATTGTAAAGCGCGTAACCGTTATGCCCCATCTCATTAGCGTATTGCCGCCACAGTTTGATACATCGCTCTAAGCGGCTATTCTGGCGTTGCGCCTCAAGCTCTTGCTTAATTCCTAGAAATTCTTTGAATACGCGAATCGCTACTTCTTCATTGACTGGCACCAGCATCATTTGCGCCCAATAATTCTGAGCGTTTTGGAATTGCTGAATCATAGATATTACTGACTCAGCGCCAGCCTGCACGTCGAGGGCATTAGTGTGCGTTGAAGAATACGAACCTACAATGTGCCCAAGTATTTGCCCATTGAGGCACTTCATTCGCAAGCCGCCTGCTTTGGTAAGGTATCTCGTAGATCCGTCAAATGAGTTTAAGGCGCACAACTGTAATGACGTTTGAGAATCATCCCCATAGACACTTATAGACTCATTGGGGAATATGAAGTCAACCATTGCGCGAGCGCCGTTGGGCGTCTGCCGAACTTCAACTTGGGCACCTTCCGCATTTATGCCAGAAGCCTGAATGCTATTGCAGAAGCTAGAAAATATCTGTTCGTTTGTAACTACCTTGTAGCTGTCTGAAACAACGCTCATTACATCGTTCGTGCGCGTGTTGATTAAAGCCTTGCGCTTAGGAACTAGCTTGCCGCTTGCAGTGCGTAGCTCCTCTGACTCCACGTTAAACAACAATCCAGTGTTATCGATTTGGCTCATTAAATTTTCGTATACGGTCATGGTCGTTCTCCTTAGTCCCATTCTTTAAAGTTTTGCATTCTTTCGTTGCAGTCAAAGCCTGCGTAATACTCTGCTATTTGTGCGGCTGTCATGCGCTCCTCCGTAACGCGCTCGCCTTTGTATGTGCCTTCTGGATACCAATGCGGCTCTGGTCCCCGCCGGTAATAAGAATCAGCACTGCCCCTGTCGTATGGTGAACCGTGTTTTTTGTTCATCGCTTTCCCCTTGTGTTACTGGTTTAACGTGGTGCGTAACCACAAGAGCATTATCGCTCAATTGCAAAAAATAGCAACGAGTTAAATGCCTGGGAAAACAATCACTTACGCCCTCACGAACGCGGGGCGGTTAGATTTTTCTTATTTTTCTACTTTTTGTAGGCGTCTACGATTTGCGCGATAAAAGCAGACAGGTTAGGTCTGCGCTCTACAATAGATAAGTATTGATCGAGCGAGCAACCCTGCGCGTTTGCCATGTGGTTGAATACTTCTGGCACAGCTTCGGGGTTTTTTACCTGATGCTTTATGGCAAATACTTGCATCTTCTCTACTGGACACATAATGACCTCCAGATACGATGATGTTGTCAGTGTAGCATAACCTGCATGATGTTAGTTGTAAGAGACTAGCTCATGGTCTGGGTTAGATTCTTTGCGCTGATATTCCTCTCGGTAGTGCTTGGCGATTTCTTTTCGGATGGCATGTGTTGACTTAAAGATTTGGCGTGCTTTTTCTTTAAGCATTTCCATGTGGCCTTCCCCATAAACCGAAACAAGCCAATCACGAAATTCAATAGGTTGCTCTGTGAAGTAACGATGGTGGTAATGGCAAAGGGCTATGCAGTTATCCATAGACCAGCGTACTGACTTAAGCCTGCGCCCGTAAATATGCGCGGCCTCTAGCGTTTCTGCCTTGCCGCAATAAACGCATCTGCCATCACGCGCTCGCACTGCCTTACTAAACCAAATGTCTGCCTGATCCCGCTTAACCGCCATCGTTTGCGTGCTCTTTTGTAAATTTTCTTTCCCGCCCGATAGCTTTGTCGAAAAACTTGCACTTCAAACAAACCCAGCCGTGTAGTTTGCCTCCAATTTCTTCGAGGAAAATAGGG